GTGCGGGCGGTGCCGGCGTCAGATGCGCCAGTGCCGCCGTCGGCAACGGCGAGGTCGGTGATGCCGGTGATCGTGCCGCCGGTGATCGTGCCGCCAGTTATTGCAACGGTGCTGGCATCTTGGGTGGCGATCGTGCCAAGACCCAGCGTGGTGCGTTGGGCGGCGGCGTCCGCGTCGTCAAGCAGAGCGCGGCCGGCTGCAGTCAGCGAAATTTCTTCAACAACGCCCGCACCAGCACTGCTACGACCCAGCAGTTTGTCGGTGGCGCTGACGTTTTGGATCTTGGCGTAGGTGACGGCGCTGTTATCCAGTGCCGTGGTACCGAGTTTGGTGACGCTGCTCTGGTTGAGTTTTGCCAGGTCGATGCTGGAACTGTCGGCGAGGGTTGCGCCAGCTTCAAACAGGTCTTTGGCGGTGACTTTTTTGGTCTCGCTAGCCGAAATATCAACGATGGGCAGAACGTCCGTGGCTGCGACGTCTACCTCGTTCAGTTGGGTCAGCTGTGTAATTCGCTGGTCGGCCACGCACCCGCTCCAGGTCTGGGAAGTCTGTTGCTAGTTTAGTCGGTTACTTCTGTCAGCAAGAAGTCGAGGTTTTGCTGCAGGCGGATCCGGTCGGTGTCTTCCTTAAGGATGTAACCCGACGGTTCGCCAATCAGCAGGCGGATGTCGCCGGTGGTCACAAAGTCGATGACGCAGTTGATGGTTTGGTCACTGCGGACTTCAATGCCGGTTTTGGTCACCATGGCATCAAACTCGTAGTAAATGTCGCTTGATTTTGTGTACACAGAATCTTCTACAAGCTGCAAAGCACAAGAAAATTCGCTGCCGATGTCTGTGCGGTTAATCAGCTGGAGCATCAACAGAGAATTTTCCGTCAGTCCACTGTTTTCGGTATTAAACAAACAGTCGATTGATCCACTGCCGGAAATAAGCCCGGCGGAGTACATTTGCCGGAAGCGGTCGGACATTGTGGTGGTGTCCATTGCTTCGCGGTCGGTGTTAAACGTGTAGCCGGTCACGTCACCCAAGACGCGCTCCACGGAACCGTAAATTTTTACGTCTACTGGTAAAGCAGCACCAGTGAAAGATTCGAGTGGGTATTCGTTTGAACGGTCGTTGTTGATGGCTTCGCTAAAAGTTTCAAATAGGCGGACACCGCCGATGGCGTTGACGTTTGCGTAGGCCACGACCATTTTTTGCGTTGCGCCACCGCCGTCGGGCCATGTGGACGTCGGTAAAAAGTCGAGGCCGCGGGCGTCTTCGGTGCTGATGATCAGTTGGTCACCAGTCAGCAGGTTTTCAACTGAGCCCTCCAGGCCAAAACGGTTGAGGATAGTGTTGACGTCTGCGGGACTAATTGTTGATGTAAAACTGCCCGGAGATTTACGGCGCAGTTTGATTTTGCCGTAATGCCCTAGGAAGTAGGTCATGCGTCAACGGTCTCACGGAACGGTCCGTCAACCGTAAATTGAAGCGCCACCGAAGACAGTTCGCCGGTGCTGACCTGCAGAGAGGCGTTGGTGATATAAGCGTTAAAAGCGATGTCGTCCTTGATGTCGTTGCCGCTTCCGGCGGTTTGGCCCACGCGCAGGACCATGCCGACGCGATCACTTTCGGTGACGCCCGTGGTGGACGTCTTCATGATCTTGTTCAGGAACTGGTCGAATTGCGTGCCAGGTTCGGTGCTAACGGTGCCTTCGCGGCGGTAATACAGCAGGGTGGCGCTGCCGGAAGCGCTGCTAGATCCAGGTGTGTAACTTTTGACGGCGGTGTCGACGGTGGTGGTTTCCAGCAGTTCGACCGTGGTTTCCAGGCTCCAGTCGCGGAGTTTGAGGGCTTGCTCGGAAGCGGCGGGCGTTACATCGCCGGTGCCGGTGCTGGTCAGGTACAGAGCCCCGGTGCGTCCGGTGTAAAAGGCCATTGCGGCAATCCCGTTTTCTTATGCCACTTTAGCGGCGGATGGTAAACAGATTATCGCTGAAGTCGGCAATAAGGGATTGGCCGTCAGTGGTGCAGGGGTAGATGGTTGCCCGAACAGTAATCTCGCCTTCCTCGTCCATCTGCACTTCGCTGACTCGGAATATGCGGCGGGTGGTGGTTTCCACGCCAAGTACAAACAGGAAGTTTTCGTAGTCGGCTAGCTGGGGCGCTACGCCGTTGGTGACGGTTACTGTGTTGACGTCGAGCAGGCCACGGTCACTGCGGTACAGGCGGAAGTTATAGGTGCCCGACAGCAGGCCGTTGTCCAGTGGAATGTTAAGTGCTCCACCAACGCCGATTGTGCCGGTGCGGATGGCGTCCCAGCTGTTTTGGCCGATGTCGACGTAGACAAAAGCACCGGGTGAGATCGGATCGAGGGTCGGATACGTCTTAAATTCGATGGCTTGGCGGACGTAGCGGCGCAGATTGCAGATCAGTTTTCCAAACAAAATGGCCTGTTCCGGATTAGTTACATACAAGGACAGGTCAAATGTTTGGCGAATTGCATCCACTTCTAAAGTGTCCGCAAGCTGGACCTCTAAAGACTTTTTCTTGGAGAAAACTGCGTCTTCTGGAATGTCGGTATAAATGACAGTGGCGATAATATCTTGGACGTTGGATCCGAAGTCCATGTACTCCTCTTTGTAGGAGTCTTCGATGATGTTGCCTTGGTTGAAGATGGCGCTTACGTTGATTGTGCGGATAATTTGACCGGTGTTGGGGTCGAAGGGCACGGCGGGCACCAAGGTTTCGCGACCACCGATGCGGGCAAACTCCAGCAAATTAAATGGGGCCACTTCAACCCAGAACTCGCGCCAGCTGCGGGGACTGGCAATCATGCAGTCCATAAACAAGTTGTTGGCCTGGCAAAAACGCTTGGTTAGCGCCAGCTGGCGCAAATCAATCGCGTTGACTTCGGCGTAATTTCCAATGCCGTCGTCACTGTCGATGACGGTATCCAGGAAAATGTCGGGCGCCAGGCTGCTTGCGCCGTCGGGGCTAGAGGGGTAGTAGACGTAACCGTCGTCGCCCCAGGCCGTGCCGAACTCATCGGTGCCGCTGGTGCGGATTCTGCGGACGCGGCGACCTTGGGTAGCAAAAACGCTGAACGAGCGGAGATCCTGGATTGTTTTGCCCGAGTAGGCGTTGAAGCCGTACAAAGCCAAGTTGTTGTACAGCTGGCGGGTTACACCGCCGTTTACGCTTGTGTAATCGGAGAACGGTTGGATAATTTGTTCGGTAGCTGCAGTAAGAGTTATTTCCGGTCCTGCGTCAAAAGAGAACTGGAGTTGAGTATCGGAGTCATAGTTAAACAAGTCCCACTCGTTCAGGTCTGCGGGATTATTGTTTTGAGGCGGGAAACTGCGGTCCGTGCCAGTAAGCGACAATCCCGTAAATTGAATAGACGGTACTGTGGTACTTCCGCTACGCAGTCTGTAGGTGTCAAGTGTGTAAGTGACAGCGCTTCCGGTGTTTTCAAGATAGAAATAGTTTGCGCCTACTTGGCGTTCGGCGAGAGGATCGCTAATGGGTTCCAGCTCAAATGCCCATTGCGTTGCGGCCACTGGGTCGGTTAAGCCGCTATTGAATTTGATGTAAACGTAGTTTTCGTTGTCGGCGGCGCGGCTAATTGCAAATATGCCAGGGATAGTTGAATACTGAGTCTGGCCTACTTCTTTATACCGCAGTTTGAACAGTGATACGCGGGGTTTGATACCGTTGTCACTGGCTGGATAGCCGCCGCGCCTGCCACTGCCATACTCCATTTGGCGGCCACTGATGCGCTTGTAGACAACAGCTTTAAGTGCCAAGTCGACAATGTGACACTGGGATACTGTTTCGTAGCTAGCTGTTGCGATTCGTACGAGTGCTTTGGTATAAAAAACGTCGTCAACAGCGCCAGACAAATTAAGCACAATACTATCCAGATATTCATAGCGACGAAGTAAAGCTATCTCGTCTGAGGTCAATGATCTGCTTTTAACATAACCGTTAAACGATTGCCCTGTATAACTAACTGTGCGTTCGCAATACCATGAAGCATTGCGACCGCCTGTATTTTTAAGGGTCCAACCTGGTTCACATACAAAGCCGCCATTTCCACTACCCCCTCTAGCTCCAAGTGCTCTAGCACCTGTTTTCTCGACGCGTGTGGCTGGGTAAGAACTGTAAGAAGCAACTCTTATTTCACCAGAATCTGCGAGTTGTGCGGCGTTGGTAATATCAGGTCTTTGATCTTCATTAAGCAGAGCTAAGGCACCAGGGCGTAGACGGTCGTATTCAACTCTATCTGCTTCGGATACTGTGGGTGTTGTTGACGCGGGGTCAAGACTGGTGTAAGTAGCAGATGGTACGCGGCCAGCCGCAATGCATTTAAGCGTGATTGTTGCATCAGTAGTTTCTATATCAGGATTGACCAGTTCTGTAACTTTGAATAATGCTGTGCCGAGTTTAAAAATACTGGCCACATCGAATGTGCTAACAATGCTACGGCGAGCATCTTCTGCTTCTTGAGCCGGAGCATATGTTTGTCCGGTTGTTCTGGTAATCCGGACTATTAGTGCTGTGTTTAGAGGGATAGAAACGCCGGAACCAGTTACCCATGGCGTCATTTCTGCGTAGACGCCTAGGTTGACGCTTTCTTTGTCGCCGGTGGAATTACGCAGATACAGCAGTACGTTCAGCGGTACAACACCGTAAATACCGCAGGTATTAGAGGTTGTTGGTGAGTACGCTTGGCTGAAACCGTCGACGCGGACATTGGCTGCTGTCGTCTGGATGCGATAAGGATTATCAGTCAGCTGGCCGTAACTGGTGGGGTCTGATGTCGATTGGCTATTCAGTTCATTACTTTGGGCGAGGAAGCCCGTAGCCCCAGGATTGAAATACATCCAGAGGTTGTTGGTTATCAGATCGCGGATGGGGGTTTGACCGAAAGCGCTTTTTTCTGGGTCGATTGCTGTGATGGCGCCACCGGCAAGCAGCAGCAACATTTGAATAAATTGACTGGAGCCGTAACTGCGGACGGCGGACCACAGCAAAGCGCTGGTAATGCGGACGCCGCCGTTGGGGTTTGCGCCAGTGCCTGTGCCGCGGTTTGCGTATACGAGGTTTACCGGTTCCCCGTAGGTGGCCAGTTCTTGGACGCTGTTAAAACCAAAGCGCGGTGAAAAACGTTCGTCGCGTGTTTGTTGTTGACCGCCTCCTTCTTGTTTCTGGATTCCGGGTAATTCAGGAACCTGGGGTTGAGGAGTTAATAGTGCTGAGACAACTTGAGCAATGATGCCAACGATTGCCAAAACGATTGCAACTTCTGCGCCCGTTGCTGTCGGTTTACCTGCAAAATTAGGTTTTGCACATAATGCAACAAACTCCAAA